GCGCGGCTTGATGCTGAAACTCAAGTCAAGGTGGTTGATCTTTTAACTAGCGATTCCAACCCAGCTAAAACAGTCAAACAGGCCGAAGACATTTTAAGTGGTGTACGGCAAGGGCGCAGCCAAAGAGAGATCAATTGTGATCGGTTGGTCGCGCTTTGGGGTAAATCGGATGCGGCCACGCAAGCAGATTTTCTAACATATCTAACCAATGCAAAACTACCAAAGGGCTGGGAGGTGACAAGTGCGCCGTAAATCCTGCTCCAAAACTTATGACTTGTTCGCTGATGGATTGTTTCCGGTGCGCGCACCAGCAGAACCGGTGCCAGCAATGGATTTTAACGTGCGGATCGCGCAAGCCATTGGCCGGGCATTAAAAGAAAGCCCGCTAAGCCGCGCCCAGATCGCCGCCAATATGAGCGAAATGCTTGGCGAAGATGTGAGTGTTCACATGCTAAATGCCTATTCTAGCCCGGCCAGAGAAGAACACCGGATATCTTTGGTGCGGTTCAAAGCATTGGCGCGGGTAACGGCTAGTATTTGGCTGTGGGAAACGGCGGTGGATGGTGATGGGCTGACCTTGTTGCAAGGCGAAGAAGCATTATTGGCGCAAATCGGTGCGGTGGAGCAGCAAAAAAAGGCACTGGATACCCGTTTGAAAGAATTAAAAGCCCAGCCATTGGTGCAGTTGCAAAAGCGCCCCTTCGAGGCCGCAAGAGCGGCACCTCAGGGTGAGGTAAAATCATGAGTTGGCTCACCGCATCAGAAATTGCAACTTTGGCACTGCCGGGACTTCCTGCTACCAAACGTGGTGTGCAGTCCCGTGCCAAAAATGAAGCGTGGCAGACACGTCAAGACCCATCGGGAAAACCGTTATTTCGCCGCCGCAAACGCCGTGGCGGCGGGCTAGAATATCATTATTCGGTTTTACCACCAATGGCGGTGGCGGCATTGGCTGCACGGGGGTTGATTGCAAAAGCTAAAGCGCCCTTCGAGGCTCGTCAAAGCCTCGCACCTCAGGGTAAGGTTATTGCGGATTGGAATATTTTTGAGCAATTGCCAGATGCCAAGAAAAGAGTCGCCAAAAAACGTTTGGCAGCATTAAAGCGTATTACAATTTTGGTGCGCGCAGGACAAACCAGAACCGCCGCCGTGTGTCACATTGCAACAGAAATGGGTGTGTCCAGCGCCACCATTTACAATTGGATTAAGTTGACCAAAGGTTTGCGGGCTGATGCCCGATTGCCGGCATTGGCTCCTAAAACTGCCGGGCGGGTGAAACTGGCCGATTGCCCGGACGAAGCACTGGAAATCATCAAGTCTGATTGGCTTCGGCTGTCAAAACCAAGTTTTGAAGCCTGTTTTGATCGCCTTACCTCAATTGCCGAAGATAAAGAATGGCGGCTGCCGGCCAGCCGGACATTGTTCCGTAAGCTGCAAGCCCAAGTGCCGGAAGCGGTGCAAGTGCTTTGCCGCGATGGTTTTGAAAAGCTAGAGCGGATGTATCCGCCAATGGATCGAGATCGCTCGCATTTTCATGCAATGGAAGCGCTAAATGCTGATGGTCATCGCTGGGACGTGTTCGTGACGGACGAGCCGGGCGGCAAGCCGTACCGACCACTACTAATGGCGATACAAGACCTGTATTCAAACAAGTTTGTTGGCTGGCGGTTTGCCAAGTCCGAAGGTGCGGACACGGTTCGTCTGGCATTTGGTGATGTGTTTCGGGACTTTGGTATTCCTGATCGAGTATGGCTGGATAATGGACGCGGGTTTGCTTCCAAATGGATCACTGGCGGCACTCCGAACCGGTTTCGTTTTAAGGTAAAGCCCGAAGATCCGGTGGGTGTTTTGACAGCTTTAGGTGTGCAAATTCACTGGACGCGCCCATATCGCGGCCAATCAAAGCCGATTGAGCGGGCGTTTCGTGATTTTTGCGACCGCATTGCAAAGCATCCAGCGTTTGAGGGCGCGTACACCGGCAATTCCACCAGCACCAAGCCTGAGAATTACGGCAGCAGAGCGATCCCATTTGAGCAATTCAAAGCGGTGGTAGAAGCTGGAATACGTCAACACAACGCCAAAGCTGGGCGGCGGACGCGGGTTTGCCAAGGCCAGCACTCATTCGATCATGTTTTTGAAAAATCATACGCAACTGCACCGGTGCGCCGGGCATCAGAAGCGCAATTGCGCTCATTCTTGTTGGCAGCGGAAAAACGCTTTGCCGACCGCAATACCGGATCTGTGGAATTGTTTGGCAATCGTTATTGGTCGGAAGAAACTGCGGCACTTCGCGGTACCCATGTGGTGGTTCGCTTTGATCCAGATGCGCTAAATGCGCCGGTGCATGTGTATCGTCTTGATGGCTCTTACGTTGGCGTGGCGCAAGTAATGCAATCAGGCCGGTTTGACAGTGTTTCAGCGGCTAGGGATCACGAAAATAAGCGCAAGAAATGGATCAAGGCGCAAAAAGAACTGGCAGCATTTGAAAAGACGCTGGAGCCGCGCGAAATCGCCGCCATGTTACCAGAAATTGACGAATTGCCAGATCTGCCAAGGCCAAAAGTAGCACGAATAGCAAGTGCAAATGGTCAAGCTGTGGTGGCAGCCCAACAACAACAAGAATTTGAAGCGTCTTTGGAAGCCGGTTTAGCGGCGTTTGAAGAGGTTTCGGAGCGACGATTACACATCGTCAAATAGCGAAGAGTGCGGGCTACCAACCAAACGCACTCTTCAAATGTCAACATGGACACAAAGGAGCCATACCATGAATGCAGATTTAGGCAAAGAAAGATTTTCCGACGAGGAAATCACAGAATACCGAGAGCAGGTTCGTCGCATTCGCGATGAAGAAGAACTTTCGTGGTCGGACATCACGCAACAATCTGGAATCCCACCTTCGACAATGTCGTCGTGGACTGATGACAAATATCCCGGTGATAATTGCAATATCGCGCAAAAGGTTAAACTTTGGCTACAATCGCGCGAGGAAAAAGCCGAGTTAATTTCAGGGCTTCAAACGGATCCGGGATTTGCCCACACCGGAACGGCCAAAACCATTTTGAACCGCTTAAAATTTGCACAGGCTTTGGGCGATTTTGCCGTGATTGGCGGTGTTCCCGGCATCGGCAAAACTTCCGCAGTTATCCAATATGCAGCCACACGGCCACGGGTTTTTGTGGCAACAATGTCACCGGCAACTAGAGGTGTCGGCACCATGTTGGTGGAGGTTCTGCGTTCGTTTGGCGAAAAAGAACCCAAAGGCACTCCGGCCACGTTGGCCTACCGGGTGATTGAATTGGTTGGACGGGGACGTGGGGCGTTGATCGTCATTGATGAAGCCCAGAACCTTACCGAGCAAGCAATCGAACAATTACGTGCCATTCATGATGAGACTGGTACCGGGTTGGCTTTGGTTGGCAATGAGGAGGTTTACACCAGACTTGATGGCGTTGGATCTAAGGCCTGTTTTGCGCAAGTTGCCAGCAGGGTCGGGATCCGCTTCACCCAAAGAGGTGTGAAATCCGGGGATGTAGAGACGATTTGTGACGGCTACGACATCACGGATAAGGCCTGTTTGAACTATTTGCACAAAGTTGCCGCCAAGCCGGGAGCGCTTCGAAACGTCAGCAAAACCATCGTACTGGCTTCTTTATTGGCCAATGGCAATGGCGATGCGATCCGTTTTTCTCACCTCAAAGATGCTTGGGCGCAACGCGGTCAACGCGCCGCTAATTAAGGAGATAAAAATGACCATTCCAAATCAATTACAAGAAATGCGTGACGTTATAGCTGTTCAGATAAGACACGCTGAAACTGGCTTTTCGAAAGCCAAACCTGTGGAAAAAGCACTAAATGTGATCGCGAATTTGAATGCGGATTTTTTAGAAATTGCGCCAGACCGCTATAAAGCTTCAGGACATACGTTAATCATCGCAGAAACAATTGTTGAGTTGCAAAGAGACCTGCATACAGGACTTTCTCTTAGGTATTTGCGGTTTTGCTTACAAACTTTGGATAATTGCACGATCAAATTGATCACACTTGCCAATGAAACGATAGTTCATGGCGGCGATAATGTGGTGGCATTTAAGCGGCCATTACAGGCCAAGACAAGCTGCTTCTTGCCATCAACTGGTGGAGATGCAGCATGAACAATCTAAATCTAAATCATAGTAATGCGACTGCTTCGCCAGCCATGCGCCCGACATCAGAAGATTGCGCCAAGGCCAAAGCCTATAGCGAAGATAAAGCAGCCAAGGGCAAGTGGCGTGATCCTGCAAATTTACGAGATTGGTTGAAAAGCCGCTTGTCGGAAATGAACCCAGAACAAGTAAGTGTCGATCAAATTCTAACTTGCGTTTTGGGCGAGTTGGAAGATTTGGGTGTTGATCTAAATCCGGCGTTCAAACTTACCAAAATTTTTGCAATTAAAACACAGGAAAAACAATCATGACCAGAAGAAATAAAGCCAAAGCACCGGCATTTGAAGCAGCACAAAGCAAGGAAGATGCAGCAACGCGCATTGGAGTGATCGGCAATTTGCGCCGGCAATTGCAAGCGATCGAAGCCGAACAGTCCGAGGCTATTGCTGTTATTAAAAAACAGGCGGAAGCCAGAGCTGCCGGCATTAAGTCGATGCTAGCGCAAGAAGAACCAGCGGTGCAGGCATGGTGTGAAGCCAACAGATCAAAGTTAACATTATCAGGCAAGAAAAAGAGCTATGATTTTGGTTCAGGTGTGGTGCGCTGGCGGCAACGGCCACCGGCGGTTCGTCTTCGTGGCATTTCGGACGTGGTGGATCGGTTGCGTTCGCTTGGGTTTAACGAGTTTTTGCGGCAAAAAACCGAAGTCGACAAAGACGCGGTGTTGAAAAACCCGAAAAAAGCCAGCGCCATTGCCGGGATTACTATTGTCTCTGGCGTCGAAGATTTTGTCATTGAACCGGTCGATGAAAAACTGTCCGAAACCTTGATCAATGAAAAGCAGAATATTGCGTAATGAGTGATTTGATCGAAATAACCATGGAATGTCTGCTCGATGAGGACGGCTATAAATCATGGCTGGCTTCACCTGATGGCAGTCGCGAAAAGGCAGTTTGGTTGCCTAAAAAGATTTGTGATTGGGACGGTAAATGCAAGTTTTGGGTGCCGGAATGGTTTGCTTATGAAAAAGGTTTGATCTGATGCTAACTAGCGATCTGCTTTCTGAAGCTAACAACAACCGGGCAAAACGCCGGTTGGCGGAAGCACGTGAGCGGTACGTAAGATGTCGATCGATTTGCTTGCGTTCAGGACGCGGCAAAAAACTACAAGCGCAAGGCGCATTGCAAGCAGCTTGCCGTGAATTATTGCAGGCAGAAATGGTTTTGGAGCAATTTGATGAAACGCTTTGAAAGCCAAACCCGATCCAGCCGGTTGTTTTGTTTGGCGATCAAAGCCCGCCAGCTAGAAAACCAGCGTGACGAGATGGCTGGTGCCGACAAAGACGTGGCAATGGTTTTAACCCAATATCAAATCAATTTGAGCGATTTACGATCAGGCCGACGCACCCTAAAGCTGGTTCAAGCGCGGCGCAGCGCCTTTCAATTACTGCTGGCTAGAGGTTGGTCACCGGCCAAGGTGGCGAGATATTTAGGTGTACCGGCAGCAAAGGCCTTTAACTGGCGCAGAATGGCAAAAAGTGTCGCTGAACGGCACGGGTTAAACCTGCCGGATATTTTGGGTGATGAAAAAACCAAAAAAGTGACAAAAGCCCGTCAAGAAGTGATGTCTGAGTTGCGAGATCGCGGCTGGTCTTACGCTCAAATCGGTCAAGCCATGGCTCGTGATCACACCACGATCATGCACGGGGTTAAAGCCCATGAGCAGAGGTTGATCGATGTCTAATCGTCGTGCCATGTTGGCTAAAATCCATATTGCCAAAAAAGAAATGGGTTTGGATGATGCCACTTATCGGGCCAAGTTGCAGCACATTACCGGCAAGAACAGTTCCGGCAAAATGAGTTTTGCTGAGTTGGATCAGGTTTTGGCAGCGTTCAAAAACTCTGGTTGGAAACCAGCCATAAATAAAAACCACCGGCCAAAAGCTGCCAATGCTTCGGCCAGAAAAATTTATGCAATGTGGACGGAGTTAAAATCACTTGGCTTGGTGAGCGCCGTGCGTCCAGATGGTTTTGTCAAACGAATGACCGGCAAGCAACGCCCTGAATTATTGGGTTCAGGCGACGCGCAAAAAGTGATCGAAGGGCTAAAGGCTCTCAAGACTAGAGACTCTGCAAAATGAATACCGCACCACCAGCCCGCCAGCTTCCAGCTATCTTGCAAGAAATATCCGATCTAGCTGGAATGCGGGCAGCTTTGGCATTGGCCAGCGATTTTGGTGGCACAAGAATTTACATTCCAATGGTGCAAAACCTAAAAGACCAGGATCCGTTGGTGGTATGTGTTGGCATGGTTGCGGCCCGTAAAATTTCCAAGCACTTTTGTCGCGAGCAAATCAGCATTCCACTGGCCAATGAACCATTGGCGCAAAAAATAGTTCGAGAATTAGACGCGGGCATTTCGGCAGCAAAAATTGCCGAGCGTCATGTTTGGCGGGTTAAATCACGGGTGCAGCTAAAGAGTGATCCAGACCAGCGTGGGCTTTTTGATAAAGAAAGCTGACAGCGGTCAGCATGTTTGAACCATTAAAACCAAGGCAAGTTCTAGCTTACCCTAACAGGAGCCGTGAAAATGCCAAGCCCAAAGCGAATACATCGCCAAATTACCAAGGCCGGATTGGCCGAAATCAAGCGCCGCGAGGGTTTGCGGTTAAAGGCGTATCAAGATGATGCCGGAGTTTGGACGATCGGTTACGGCCACACCGGCGATGTGTGGAAAAGCGATGTAATTGACGAGGCCAAAGCTGAAAGTTATTTGCGCGAAGATGTGCGATGGGCTGAAAGCACCATTAGTGCCAGTGTGCAGGTGCCGCTTAACGACCAGCAATTTGATGCGCTGGTTAGCTGGTCATTTAATATCGGGGTTGGCCAAACCATCGATAGCACGTTGGTGCGCCGTTTGAACGCTGGTGAATACGGGGCAGTGCCATCAGAGCTGATGCGCTGGGTTAAAATCACCTCACCAGTTTCTGGCAAAAAACTGTTTAGCCAAGGCTTGGCTAACCGCCGCCAATCTGAGTCTGCGCAATGGGTGCAAGCTAATCCAAATATTCAAGGAGGTGTCGGTTTGGTGCAAAGCCCAATTTCCGCTGGCCGCACAGACATTTCAAAAAGCCGCACTTTGCGCGGTGGAGCAGTGGCCGGAGCCGGCACTGTGGCCGGGTCGGTTCTGGAAGCTGTGGAAAACGCCAAGCCGCAAGTGGCGGAAGCTATGTGGTTTATGCCAGCTTTGAAATGGGTGTTTGTTGGCTTGGTTTTAGTTGGCATTGGCGCGGTGATTTACGCCCGTCTTGATGATTATCGAAAGGGTGAAACATGATTTTATTCGGATTTGGCTTTGCGGCCGGAATTATAGTTACTGCGTTGGCGGTGGCTGCCTTGATCTATTATATCGCGTTGGATTGGGGAACATGAGCGCTCTGCTAATTGCTTTCAAAGCCAGTCGATATTTTGCCTTTACCATGAAATGGGGCGGGGTTTTGATAGCCGTATTGCTGGCATTATTTGGATTGCTGAAATGGGCGAGCCGCACCCAAACCAGAGCCGCTCAAGTGGAAATTGAATCTCGTGTTTTGCGCCAACGGGCGCAAGTTTTGAAAGAAGTTGAAAATGTTAATGCAAAAATGCAAAGCGCTGGTGCTAATCAGCCTAGGGATCGCGATGATCTTACTGCCCGGTTGCGCGACGAAAGCTATTGATCTGCCACCAATTGTGCAGATTATTTGTCCGCGTCTGATCGAATATCCGGCGCAGCTGTTGGCCAAAGCCGCTGATGAAGTGGAAAGCTTGCCTGAAAATTCGGCAATCGTTGTGCTGCTAAATGATTATGGCGGCCAGCGCAATCGAGCGCGGGCTTGCCGTGAAGGTACGGCGCAATGAGTAGCCAATTTGATCAAGCGCAGGTTTTTGAAGAACGCGATCGGCAAACGGCATTAGCGCGGGTGTGTAAGAAAGTATCAGTGGTTCATGACCACTGGCTGATCTGTGTTGATTGTGAAGAGGACATTCCAAAGGCACGGCGAGAAGCAGTGCCGGGGACAACAATGTGCATTGATTGCGCCAATTCTAGAGAGAAAAAACATGGGTGATTTTGATCCAAAGATGGCCGGGTTTTTATTCGCAATTTTTGCGTTCTTTGCCGGTATTTTAGGCACGGCAATGCGCTGGCTTTTTGGCCGGGCAATTAAAGGGCTGGACTCTAAATTTGAGGAGATCGACGAGCGGCTCGATCAAAATAACTTTCGGTTTGAAAAACTGGAAGCAGTGATCGAAAAAGGTGCAGAAAGCCGAAACGCCATGGTAACGCAAATGGCCCGGATCGAGGAGCGCCTTAAAGTCATTCCGTCGCATACCCAGTTTGCTGATCTGGCCAAAGAGGTTGGAATGATTAAAGCCAGCCAGAAAGCATCAGAGCGGCAATTGAATTTAATTGCTGATCACATCTTAAAACAGGAGGCACGGAGCAGTTGAGTTTTTCTGAAACCTTGGCTGAAGACCAGCGTTTATTTGTACTACGATTGCTGGCGGAATTGCCGGGCTATTCGTCGAATGTCAGTGCTTTGCAATCGGCGTTGGCAATGTTTGCAGGCCATCATTTATCACGGGATGCAGCGCTTGCTTTGGTCGATTGGCTGCAAGAAATTGGCTTGGTTACTACCGTACAATTAGATCCAAACATTCGCGTGGTCAAATTAACTTCACGCGGCGCGGACGTGGCGGCTGGCACAGCTAGTGTTAGCGGAGTGAAACGACCACGAGCTGGGATGTAAGCCATGGGTCAAAAGAGCAAAATCTTAAAACTCCCCGACGAGGTGATAGCTGAAATAAATGAAATGATCGGCTCTGAACGATTTACTTTGAACGAAATCATTGCCCATTTGCGCGAGCTTGGTCATGAAGAAGTCTCGCGATCTGGGCTGCATCGGCACACCGCCAGCATTAAAGAAATTGCCGCTACCATGCGAAGGTCACGAACCGTGGCCGAAACCTTGACCAAGCATTTGGGGCCGTCTGTCAAGGATGGTGATCTGGCCAGAACCGTCATTGAAATGGTATATGGCTTGTTGATGAACAATGTAACGGCAGCTTTGACCGGCGAAGATGAAGATCCAAGTGCGATGGAATTGATGCGAATATCAGCATCGCTGCAAAAATTAGCTTCAGCGCAAAAACTCGATGTGGAACGGGTCGATAAAATTAGGGAACAAGAAGCGAATGCTGCTGCTAAACGGGCGGTAGGCGCAGCGCAAAAACAAGGTCTGACCAAGGAAACAGTGCAGCAAATCGAACATGCCATTTTGGGTATTGAGCATGGCTAAAACAGCCGCACTGCCAGACCTGCCAAAAGCCAACCAATTAGAAGAAGCTTTGCGAAAACTTCCGAGAGGTAGACTTTTATTGGGGTACCAGCAAAAATCAATATCCTTGCTGGATAGCGTGTCATTGCTGGCAATTGAAAAATCCCGGCGAATTGGATTGACTTGGGCGCTGGCTGCCAAAGCGGTATTGACCGCATCCAAAGCCCGCGATCAAGGGGGAATGGACGCGCTTTATATTTCATACGCCCAAGACATGACCCGTGAATTTATTGATGCCTGCGCGATGTGGGCGCGGGTATTTGGGTTGGCGGCGGCTGATGAAGATGAAGTGATGTTCAAAGACGGTGACAAAGACATTAAAGCTTTTCGCATCATTTTTGCCTCCGGTTTTGAAGTTATGGCTCTTTCGTCTGCACCGCGATCTTTGCGTGGCAAGCAAGGTTTGTTGATTATTGATGAAGCGGCATTTGTTGATAATTTACCAGAGCTGTTAAAAGCAGCAATGGCGTTCTTAATGTGGGGCGGCAAGGTGGTGGTAGTTTGCACCCATAATGGCGCGGGCAATTCG